ATGTTTGACTGGTGGAATGAACTTGCTCAAGCAATCGAATTTTTAAACGATAACGGGATTGATGCAGAAACCAATGAACTAGCGGACTACGTAACAGTTGCTAAAGAAAATGGATTTGAATTTTAATTAAGAGGGGCTGCCGCTCCTCTTTGCTGGTAAAAACCATGAGAAAATTAGATTTAACAGGGAAAACATTTAATCGCTTAACGGTTATTAAAGAGGTGCCAAACTCGAAAAAGGACACGTACTGGTTATGCCAGTGTTCATGTGGGAAATTTGTTGAAATCAAGGGTACTGCTATTAAAAACGGAACAACAAAATCCTGCGGCTGCTTGGCCTTAGAAATTGCTCAAAACCTAGCTAAAGAGACAGAAATCGCAGAAAATGCACATGATGGATATAACAAAAAACGTGTTGATGGCATTGCTACTTTTTTAATTAACGATAAGATACAAAAAAATAACAAGACTGGTTATAAAGGTGTTTTGCAATATAGATTAGCTGACGGATCGATAAGATATCAAAGCTATTTAACTGTTGGCGGTAAAAATTACAGTAAAAAAGGCTTTAATGCACCAGAAGAAGCTTATAATTATCGTCTAAAACTAGTCGAAAAATACGTACCGAAGGAGAGATAAAATGACAAAAACAACAGCACAACGCAAAAAATCAATTTATATCAACGGCGCACTGGAAAAAGTTTATGATGAGTGCAGCAACGGCATGCGCAATCGTACGTTTAGCGGTCGTGTCATGGATATTGCAGAGCGTTATGATGTTCTGATGGGGCTAACAGAGATTCCAGAGTTGACACCACAACAGCAAATGATTTTAGGCGAAGCTGTCCTCGGTACTTTTATGGATCGCAACAAAATCAGATATTTACATGACGCTATTGCCGATACAGAGATTGACGGATGTCTTGATTTAGCAAAAATTGTTAGAGACTTAGACTACACACAGCGCCTAAAATTGATAGAGTCGATTAATATTTGAGCAGCTAATATTGCTGCTTTTTTATTTTGATGTTTTTAAAAAACTACAAAATTTTTTGTATAATCTATTGACATTATATCTAAAATTAGATATAATATAGTCATAAAGATAAAACAAAAAAAGGACAAGAAAATGACTAAATATAACAAATCAGAAATTATGAAAAACGCTTGGGCAATGTTTAACAGCTACGAATGGGATGTTGAAAATTTTAAATTTGTATCAGCAGAAAATAAAACATTTTCAAATTGCCTAAAAGAAGCGTGGGCAGAAGAAAAAGAATATGTTGAACGCAAAGCAAAAGAAACGGCAGAAGCTCCAAGATCTGAAGAAGCAAAAGCTTGGGACTGGGCTTGTCGTAAATTAAATGTCAATGATTTACAAAACATTGACGCAACAGACAAAGTATTTTACGTTGTTGACATGCAAAAAGAAATGTGGACTTCCAACGTCTGGGCACAAGCTATCAAAGCTGTGGAACTTTATGTGAAATTAGGTTTGGCATAATGGCAAAAAAAGATTTAACAAATCAACGTTTTGGGAGACTGACCGTTTTAGGGGATATTGGCAAGCGAACACCGAAAAAAAGTATTTTGTGGCACTGCTTGTGTGACTGTGGAAGAGCAACATTTGTTCGTGGTGACCATCTCAAAAACGGGAAAATTAAATCTTGTGGTTGTTTAAATGACGAACTCAAAAGACAGAGATATAAAGATTTAACTGGGTACGAAAATGATAATTTTAAGGTTATCATCAGAAAAGAAAGCAAAAATCAGCGTGTTAAATGGCTTTGCGAATGCAAACATTGCGGAAATACAACGACTTTAAATTCTAATGAAATTGAGAAAACAAAATCATGTGGCTGCTTGAAAACTGGAGCAACGAAAGAATACATGAAATCTATCACAGATTTAGAATCTCTAAAATCGACAAAGCCAACAGCTAAAAGTACCACTGGCGTTAGAGGTGTATATTACAATAAACAAAAAGGCAAATATCAAGCCTTTATTAATGTCGATAAAAAAACAGTTTATCTTGGCCAATTCGAAAAATTTTCTGACGCTGAACACGTCAGAAGAAATGCAGAGAAAGATTTTTGGGGGAAATGATATGAAAGCAGACAGTAAAAAAATAGAATGGTTGTTGGAAAATGCAAGTCAATACTCAATTGCAAAAGGTACTGGGATAACACAGTCAAAATTATCATATTTACTAAAAGGCATAAAAGAACCATCACATCCAAAAGCGATCAAAATAGAAAATTTATCGCTCGAAATAGCAAGCAAACTAACAAATTTTTCCGAAGAAATTCAAAAAAATAAGTAAAACGCTTGACATTATATCTAAAATTAGATATAATGAGTATATAAAATAAAGCCAGGAGAAAATCAACCATGAAAACATTTAACATTATTGTATCAGAGTCAGCAAATTTAAAAGAACATTCAAGCGAGTTAGTAGATAACATCATCTACAAAGTCGAAGCTAAAAATCGCAGAGAAGCTTTTAAAAAAGCAAGAGAAGAATATAGTTTTAGTTCTAAATGGAAATTCAACATGCGTGATCTAACTGCTATCGATAATACTCACAGACGCGCTTGGGGACGTCGATATTTACGGGTTGAAGAAGCATAATTGACAAAAAAATCAATTAGCTATATAATTTAATTATTGTATTATGGTTTTGGAATCAGCATTATGTTTGATTAAGTCAAAATAAGACAATTCGTATTCAACCTTTTTAAGGTGGCGCTCGATTCGGGCGCATTTTTTTATATACAAAAAAACCGCCCCCGCAAAAGCGAGGGCGGTTATCTTATCTCGGAGCTTTACCTCCTAAATTGGTTTTTTAGTTGCGGTGTAAGTCACACCGTTGATGTTAATTTCCAAGCTGTCAATAACAACGTCAATTTTATCAGACTGACCGACATCGATGTCGGCCTGTTGGTCGTACTTGGCAAGTGACCCGTTTTCCTGCTCAATTGCTTTTAGCCTGCCAGCCATACCAACAATGTAGCTATCAAATCCGCTTGCAGCATAATCATAGGTTGCACCACCAACCTTAAACATGCCTTTCACAGCCTCGCTGAAAGTCTTAGCACCGCTTACCCTATAAGAGCCATCAGCTCTCAAGAGATAAAACCAGTCCGTCAAAAAGTCGTCAACGCTAGCATAATGCATGTAATGACCACCCTCAACAGCAGGCCTTTCCGTACCTTGCGTTACCGTTATACCGCTTGGACGGTTGCCTTGGCCAGTCCACGTCATACCTCCCCAATTGTTGTCAGTACGACCTACAGCAGATTGCCCCCAAAGCCCCTCAAAATGCAACACAGTAATGGCATAACTTGGCAAGATGTCATGCTCTTTACATTTAGCTAGGATTTTATCCAAGATAGCTTTTTTAAGCACAGCACCATTAAATAGTAAGTCGCCATCTTGTTTGACAGCAGGGCTTTGCTCCGCTACTTGTGGTTGTTTGAGCAGCTCGTTTACTTTTGCTTGAACGGCATCATAGTTAGCACCAAGTGAGATTTTGCGCTGCTCGCCACTACCATGTTTGCCAGATAGGACCTCTTGAACTAGCTCATCAATGCTTTTATTTGTAGCAGGTTGGGCTTTTGCTCCTGTATAGCGATAGACATAAGAGTACATCCAACCGCTCGCTGCTGCTGTTTGATTGTAGTTATCAATCGTGATGTTATTATTTGCGTAATTGCAGTGGATAATATTGTCAGCATCAATAAACATCACAACGTGACCACCCGCGCCTGCTGATTGCCCACGGAATCCCCAGATAGCAATGTCAGCCCGTTGGCTATCCCAATCCTCATTATCAGCGATTAACTCAAAGCCGTTTTGGACTAGCCAGTCGTGCATATACTCTGTATTGAGTAGCCAACCAGGATTACTAGCTCCTGCATAGATTAAAGCACTACAAATAGCGCTTGAGCAGTCATAGCTATCAGGACCATTACGGCAGTCCATGGAATAGCTGACACGACCCTTTTTTAAACCCATCCAAGCGATAGCTTTTTCGGTATCTACTACCATCTATCATCCTCCTTATCTAAAAATGGATAAAAGATCAGAGCAACAACAGATAATGGCACATACAGTATTGCTATTGCTATAACTAATGCTAATCGTGTGATTGCCCGCATGTCCCCTCCTATTGTTTTGGTTCGTGGTAAGTCAAAGCTTGCTCACTGTCTGACAGGCCTTTCGTGGTTGGATCTGTGACAACACCGAGCAATACCAAAAGCGTTACAGCTGTGTTTGCAATATCCGCGATGTTTGATGGTAGTTTAATACCTAATTGCTGTGCCAGTAAAAAGATAGCTCCTAAAATAGCCATCAAGGTTACTTTGTTTTGTAGTCGTAATTTTAAATTAATCATGCTTCGCCTCTCATAATATCTTTAAGTTCTCTTACCTCACGATTGAGGTTTTTAATTTGCTCTGTCATTGTGATGAGCGTTTTGTTTTGCTCATCATGCTCCTCAAGACGCCTAGCATTTTGCCGAGTGACAATTTTTAAATGCTCAACCTCAGACTGCAACAATGTAATATCTGTCGCATGCTTGATGGATTTTGCATTAAAAATATTGTAAGTCGTGACGATAGCTAAAATAAAGCCGCCGAGGCCAAATATCAACTCTGTTGCCATAGCTTACCTCGCTAATCCTGCTTAACTAAGTCCGCATACTTAATGACTGTGACTTTATCCTCTTCCTCTAGCTCTTTAAGCGTCTGTTTGTCATAAGTAAATGGCTCGTTAACGTGTACGAAGACTAGGTTCCCTTCGCCTGCTTCACCGTCTTCCTCTTTAGTACTGTCGACCACCGTAAAGACATCATACGCTTGATACTCACCTTTTTTGGCTGGCTCGATTAGCTCAAGCATGCCTTTATAAATGTCAGTATCAATCTTGCCGCCGCTCGTTAACATGTGGATGGTTTGCAAGTTAATCATCTTCTGTGTACGCTCTGCGGACACCTTAGCTAGTCCAGCAGCTGTTTGAGCAGTTTTGGCAGTCTTAGCGGTTTCCTGTGAGATTTTTTCAAGGTCGTCTACCTTTTGCACGGCTTCGCCCATTGCAATTTCAACGTATTCAGATTTTTTAAATTCTTCCAAAGCGGCTTTGATAATCTCTGTGTCATTAGTTGAGTTTAAGTCCTGCTTGATTGGTTGAGAGATGACTGAGCCATCCTCAGCAGTGATAATAATATGTGTGCTTGCGACTGCTCCTGTGCTGTCAAATTGTGGGTATTTTCCTGTCACTTTCCAATTTCTCATGGTTATTCTCCTTTTTTACTTTCTTCAAATTGTTCCAAAATGTTGTCGATAAGAATGATTTCAGATGATGTAAATTCATCTTCACACTCTTCTAAAAAGTTTAAAAAGTCAATAAATCGCTTGGAGTACTCACCCCCTTTAATCACAATTTCTTCATCAGCTAGCTCGTTGAGTAGGCCGTTGAACTCGTCGAGTTTAGCGGGGTCTGCTAGCTTGATGTTTTTGTGCTCATCAATGACAAACTTGCCATCTTTGTCTTTTTGAGCATACAGATCAATAAGGTCACCCTCATCCTTGGCGTACTCTTTGAATTTATCTACTACTTTTGCGAGTAGCTTAGCACGTCCGCGGTTTGCTCGCATGTTCGTGACTTTGATTTTGTCTAGTACACTATATAGTGTGTTTAAATCTTTGTTTTTAAGCGTTAAATCCATTGTTTCTCCTATAAGTTATTAATATGTGCGTTATATTCTGCGATGATTGCGCTGCGTGTATCAAAATTCCACGACCAAGCCGTGTTATTAGCATGCAGCCAGCAGCGGCCGAGAGCCAAAATTGCCTGGTACATCTTGTTTAAGTCGACCATTTTTGGCATTAGGCTAGGCCGCATCTTAAAGCCACGATCGATGTTAAAATCGTCGCTAAAGACAATATCATCACCATAAATTTCGGCTTGATCGACCTTTGCTGTATGCTGTAACCCTTCAGCGTACCGGAAAAACCTAACTCCACAGAAACGTCCAGACGAAGCGCTGTCGATGCCATCTCCTGATGAGGTTATCCCGATTGACGCATACAACGCTGAGCCTCTATAGCCTTTTGGTGTCGCATTACTAAAATGTACAAAAGCAGTGTGGGTACCTGATTTTCGAACAAGCGCATTGTTTTTGCTATTAAAATTAATTGTGGCATCTCGATTAAAGGTCATATTGGCATTATTTAGGTCCCACTGACTTGCCCCATTTGTAGCGGCTAATACACCTCCAGTAATTTTGCTAGCTGATAGTGTTACAGATTGGACTGATGTTGCAAAGATGTCTTTGGCAAACAACGTCCTAAAATATCCTTCGTTAGCAGTCAGTTTGTTAAAAAAAGCATAGTCCATCTTGATTTTGTCGCCAGTGATAGCTTCTGCCGCAATTCTACTAGCGTTGAGATAGCCAGTATTAATCTTACCGGCATCCATGTTAGCAATATGAGCATCTTTGATGACAGCGTTGCTGATGTAGCTGTTACCATCAAGAGTGATATTTTTTCCAGTGATTTTAACCCCAGACCTATCAAGATTGATTGCCGAGATAATCTCACTGCCAGACATTTTGCTTGCTGGGAGTTTATCCCTGATTGCGAAGGCTATCTTGTCGTAACTCTGAGCAATAGTTGTCTCAACATCACCTTTTGATACCTTTGTGCTGATCAGGTCACTTAACTGATTAATCCGACTTGTAGCATTTGATTGATTATCACGTACAGTTGTTTGTAGTCCCTGTACAGTCTGAGACAAACTGCTGTAATTTTGGTTTGCATTTGTGATTTGTGACTGTAATCCTTGTGCTGTCTGAGACAATCGAGAAACATCATTAGCTGCATTACTAACTCGTAAATCAATGCCACTTACCTTTTGAGATAGCGTTGAGTAGTTACCAACACCATCATCAAGACGACTGCTAAGACTATCAATTGTTTGGCTTAAACGACTGTATTTGCCATCAAGTCTACTAATACGACTATCAAACATTGATGCTAGCTGAGTACGTGCGGATTCAACTGACTCACTTTTGACAGTTTGTTTGATACCATTCAGAGTTTGCTCAAATTTGGAATATCGTTCATCATCAATAGACTTGACTTGTAACAATATCTGCTCAGCTGATTGCGCAATGGCACTTGACATCTCTTTGTTGGCGTACTCGACTAGCATTGCCTTATTATTGAACTTGATTTTGCCCCACAAATCTGACTTAGGGTCTTTTAGCTGTAAATCAAGCTCTTTGACCTGCTGAGCTAGTCCAAAAGCTTGTTGAGTGGTAACTTTAGGCTTTACAAAGTCGTGCATTGTATTGTCATCCTCGACCTGTAGCTTTTTGATTATGGTATTGCCAAGGCAACTACTGTTAAGTCTCACAGTCTCACTTGACTTATCTGCCTTAAAGGTCACATAAAAACGACCATCTGCAAAAGATAAGTCGTGCTCGTTTATTGTATATGTTGGGTCTCTGCTCATTTATCCTCCTTAATCTATTTTTTTAGTATGAGTTTTTTTAACTCAGCAATTTTTTCATCTACGTAATCTTTAGTCGCAGCATGTTTTTCAGATATTGGATCGTTAACTGTTAGATTACCAGCTACAGTTGAACTTGCATATGAGTGAAAGCCGCCATCTGGATTTACATAAAATTTGTCTTTATTTTTATTTCTGATTCTGAGCATTTTACCAGTTGTGCCTGCGGACGAATTGATGAAAATGCCTTGGGCAGCAGTACCATTTCCACTGGCTCCCCGTTTTCCAACGATATCAATAGATAACGCTGCAGCGTTTTCATCGTATTTTGCGTTAGCGCTTGGGTTTTCATGTGTGATTTTGAGCGTTCCCAATTTTCTTTCGATACCTCTAATTTGCATCGCACTACCGCCCTCGTTAGCACTTGTTATATTAAGTGCGGAGGAAAAATTAGGTTCGCTTGGCTGGCGCATTACAATATTTACAGCATTAGTCTTACCGCTGTAATCCACAAATTGAGCTGACTGATCAAACGTATCTTTGTCAGAGCGTAAAATCATCAATGGTCCATCAGTAGTATCTTTATTTGTATACATCACCATAGCAGCACCTGCTGATTTAGACATATCAATGTTAATCGCTCCTCCTGTAGAAGATGAGTGCTTAATATCACTATTAGGTTTAAACTGTAGTTGTCCTGTCATTGTGCCGCCTGTCAAATTCATTTTTTTGTCTAGCTCTTTTTTTGACTCTGCTTTTAAGTAAACAGTGTCTTTGTCTGCTTTAATTGATTCTAATTTGGCGATTTTATTATCAGTTTCTTTTTTTTGTGCAAACGCATCTAGATTTGGTCTATTTTGGAGTTGATTATAATCTGTCGTTCCAGGCTTGCCAGCAGGGCCCCGAGGACCAGTTCCTCCAGTTTTACCTTGGAGACCAGTGTCTCCTTTAGGACCTTTTGGTCCGGTAAGGTATTTGAGTGCGCTAAACTTGCTTTTCCCATTACCAAATTTAGCATAGCCTGTATCAGTCTCAAAACCTATCTCACCCTCAAGCAAGATGACATCACTACGAGCCCACTCATCAGCGCTCATGCGCTTAAATTGGACTCTTAATGGTATATTTTCAGTCATTAACTACCTCCATCTAAAATCATTTGCGGGCTGTCTGACCACTGCCCTGCTATCGTGGCATTATTACCGTCAACCACATCTTTATAAGCCATCTCAAGGGCCAATTCCTGCACCTCCGACGCGTTTAAATCTATTTGCTTAGATTTATACCAGTCGCTGGTTACAAGCACTGTGTAGCTAAACGGATAGACATTGATAGTCTCAGTATCCTTAGTCAAGTCAAAACTCTCGACAACTAATTTGGGATTTTTAGGTGTTAACACTAAGCGAGCACCTTTCATGTTAGCCTGTGTCACTGTGATTCCCACTTTACGCAGTAGCTCGCAGGTTGCCTCAAAGCTGATAGTGTATGTCTTGCCTTCTTCAAAACCTCCGCCATTATGGGCAATGTCAATATAACCTTGTTCAAAAGTGATAACTTTGTCAGTATCACCATCCAGTCTGTTGCGATTGTAAAACGTGCCGCCAGTTGATCCAACAATGTTAGCTGTAATTGTGGCAGTTTCAGACGTGTCTTCCAGTTTAGCTTTAATGTCAGCTAAGCTGTCCTTGCTAAAACCGGCTTTGGCCAAAGCATCATCAATCTGCTTTTCATCAACTGCAAGGTCTTTAAGAGACGCTCTAAATTCTTCAAGTTTTTTATCAAAATCTTGCTCTTTAGTGTCAGCATCAGATAAAAATTTTTTGAGTCGCTCATCGACTGCCTTGGCTAGCTCCTCAGCTTCCAGCACTTTAGCGTTAACCTCAGCAACTTTGACCTCGGCATTAGCTTCAGCTTTTTTGATGCCATCTTCAATCTCTTCACGGAGTTTAGCTTCTTTTGTGTCAAAAATACGATTAGCATTATCAATCTGCTTTTGTAATTTTGCTTCAAATGCTGCGTCATGTTGAGCAGTTGATTCAGCTACCTTATTGTCAATTTGATTGCTAATTTGTTTTGCTAAGTTGGTCTTAATCTCTCCAAAGATGATGGATTTTAACCGATTGGCCATAGGGGCGAACCGATAGCCAGTGATTTGCATTCGTAAGTCTCTGTCATAGAGCTCGTGGAAGACAATTGCTGTGTCAAATAGCCTAACAGCGCCCTCGTAGTTATTAGTAACATCAATTTTTAAACTATTACCTGGTATGTCGCAAAGAGTTTTTTCAAAGTATTTCTTACCATATGCAAGCAAGTCCTCTTCTGTTTTGACATCTTGATCCTGCACCTTGATAGTCTTTTCAACAATTATCGGATGAGTGTCTTTGAGCTTGCTCTCAACAGATACCCTAATAGTTTTCTTTTTCGGTGATTCACTATGACCAATGTTTCCATCTGAAGCTTCTCTGGTTTCTACTTCATGTTCTTCTTCTACTTCAGCAACTAAATGAAGGATAGAGACAAGCCCTTTGATAGTATCTGTTTCCTCATAAGATTTGAGGTTTTTCTTGTACATGAACAAGGTTTCGGTATCTTTGCCAGCTTTTTTGAGCAAGTTAATTTGGTATTTATTTCGTACAAGTTCGCCACCCCACTGCCCCATGATTGAGTGCTTGCCATTAGCTAAAGCGTCCATAACAGATACGTCTGATTGATTAAATGTGTGACGACCGTCAATATCACTAAAAAAGCTAAAAGGATGCTCACGCTTGATACTACCTGCTAACTCTGACATTACTGTCATACCTTGCACCCTATCAACACTGATAGGGTCAATTGCATAGCCATTTAAGTCATCAGCGACCTGATTAGCGTAAACGTTAATATAGCCATGCCGCTTAGTAATTTCAAAAATCCTAAAAAGCTGAGAACCATGCAGATCATCAGCTTCTAAGATTATTCCTTTTTTTATTAAAGGGCGATACTCGTGTTTAGCAGGATACTTAAAATTTAGTTTGTAATCACTATTGGCCTCCTGTGTAATCTCATCTTCAAAGGCTGCTACAAGAGGGGTATTATCATCTTTAATCGATATCAAACCTTATACCTCCACCTTGGACTAATTATTGTTCTAGTAATGCCTCCACTGACGGCAATACCTTGTGTGCCAGGTTGTATTTCAAAAAAACTTCCTCTTATTCGGATTGAGTTTTTCACATTACCTTCAGCATCATAGACGCATTGTTGGCCATGTTTGCACTCAATCGTTGCTTTACCTGACAAATTTAATTCCATGACCTGTTTGCCAATGGTTAGCGTTCCTTTACCAGTACCCTCAACAACTATCTTAGGTTCGCTGAAAACATTTCCTGCATTGTTAATGTTTCCGTTGCCTGCAATTACTACATCTGAGACACCTTTTGCGTATCTAAATGGATAAAGAGCAAGTTTGAGAGTCACACGCCATGATGACATGGTTACCGCATTGATTTTGACAGATAAGCAATCATAGTAATAAATAGAGTTAGGTATGTGCCAAAATTCGATTTTTTTACTAAGGCCGTCTAAATGATTAATTAGATTAACTGCATCATCAAAAGTACTCAAATGCCACATTATGGTTGGTTTAGATTCATTATATGACTCCAATTCCCTACTAGTTCCATTCATGCCATAAGCTTCATTTTCGACAAAACTAGGGGATAAAATATCCCCCACATCGTAACCGGTCAAAACACAATTAGGGATTGAAGATGTGTCAAAATCATCAATAATAACTTTAGGTATCATACAATCCCCTCTCTAGCCATAATTTTGGCAAATTCTTCGTATAAAATAGCGCTGACTTTTTCTTTGTCTAGATAGACATCCGTATTTTTATCAAGGATATCTTGCAACAGAGCAAGCACCTTAACAAAGAATAATGACAAGTCACTTGTAGCAGAACCGACTGTAGTTTTAGTACTAATATTGCTTGATAGTAAGTCATCAGCTGTGACGCTTGGTTTAGCATCAATACCGAGAGATAGACTTTTACCTGTCATGGTGCCTGCAAGATCGTCAGCCATGCCAGATACATTTGATTTAACCTCTTTAAAGCCATCAATCAAGCTTGTATTAAGTCCACCCATAATTGCTTTACCAGCAGGTTTTAGTAGAACTCTATCGTAAGAGATAGGTCCTTTATGTTCTGCAATCCAGTTGGCGATACCACCCACAAAACTTTTGACGGCTCCCCAAGCTGATTTCAAACCGTTTAAGAAACCGTTCATAATTGCGGCACCAGCTCCAGAAATATCAATGTTTGCCAAACCTCTAATTGTGCTTGAGATTGAATTGATAACTCCATTTACTGCTGAGCCGACACTAGACACCAAGCTACTAAAACTACTGAAGGCTGATTTTATGCCATTTATAACAGAGCTTATGATACCCTTAGCCACATTTATTGCATCTCCCATTGCCATCCAAGCAAGTGAGAAAATGTTTTTTAGGACGCCGACTGCAGAACCGGCACCACTGAACGCTAATTTTATGTAGTCAATAACCGTAGATATGATTGTTCCAGCAGTTGAAATCGCAGTCTGAATGTTAGTCCAAGCGCTCTTAATAAAAGCGCTCAAGCCTTGTCCGGCTGTGCCTAAATTACCAAACATACCGATAGCAACTCCAATCCATTCTGCAATGACACTGAGAACAGGTTGTACAAAATTAAGACCTTGAACCAGCAAGTCAATGATTGGTGTGACTAGTTGTATAGCCACTTTAACTGCATCAAAGGCAAAGCTAACTCCCATAAGCGCACCTTTTACAACACCACCTAAAAAAGACCCTAAAATTTGAAATACTGGCATCAAGGCATCACTTAGTATCGAAATTAAAGGTTGTGCTGCATTCCACATGCCAACAAACGAGTCAACAACTCCTGAGATAGCTGGTCCAACAATCGCAGCGAAGTTAGAAAAACCTGCTTGTAGGGCTGGTAAAATTGCTGAAATTAAAGCCTCAAAACCACTAAAATCTAATCTAGCTAATCCGCTGATAATAGTGTCTATCACTGGTGCAACTGCATTACCGATGCTAGTAAAAAATGATGGCAACTGCCCAAAAGCGGTTTTTAAACCATCAAAAACAGGTTGTAAGTTTTGACCAATCTGCGCAAATTTAGCAGTAATAGGACTTAAATCAATACTAATCCCAAGGCTACTCATTAGCCCTTGAAATTGACTGGCAATAATAGGAGTTGCTGCTCCAATAAAAGTACCAATTGCCGATGGTAATCCTTTAAAGATATTTGCCACCATCGGAATAAAGTTACCAAATAAGAAATTAGAAGTTGTTTCAGCCAGTCCTCGTAAAGCAGGTCTTATATCATCTCCTAGTGATAAACCTGCCAGTACATTTGTAAAAGAGGACTTCATAGCAGCTAGAGAGCCTGAAAAAGTTGTTTTGGCTTCTTCAGCAGCTACTCCAGCGATCCCCATGTTATCCTGTACCAAGTGTATAGCCTCAACCACATCAGCATAATTACTCAAATCAAACTTCTTACCCATAGCGGCAGGTAGCTTTTCAGCGTCTGATAAAAGCCGCTTCATTTCCTCTTTTGTACCACCATAGCCCAGTTTAAGGTTATCAAGCATTGTATAGTTTTGCTTAGCAAATCCTTGATAAGCCATTTGAATGGATGTGATATCAGTACCCATCTTAGCCGAGTTGTCAGCCATATCCATAATAGCCATGTTAGCAGCCTTGGCAGCCGCAACAGCATCTCCTCCAAGAGATTGTTTAAGAGATGCACCCATTGACACCGCTTGTTCCGCATAGGTATTTGCTGATATACCAGCTTTGTACGCTTCTTTAGCAAACCCTTTGACAGCAGTTTCAGCACCTTTGTACAAGGTATCAATACCACCAAAAGATTGCTGTAAATCAGCACCAGCGGACAAGGCGGATGAAATCATTTTACCGATTCCAGCAGCTGCAATGGCGCCGCCAATCATTTTAACGAGATTACCACCAATGAGCGAACCAGCGCTCAACCCAGCCGATCTCGCTTCGGGATCAAGCTGCTTTGAGATCGCTCCACTTATTCCACGAGCAGATGGCATAATTTGCACATAAGCTTGACCAAGTTCTGTCGCCATTAGCCATCACCTCCTAATAATTTCTTACGGGCATTTTCAAAATCCTCGCCAGAGGCAAAAGACATAACGTCATTCGCTTTTTGTGATGTAGATCCAGATATAGCTTCCACCATGGATTTAGGTTTGTTTTGACCAGATTGACCATCCTTAGTTTTAGACCAAAACAGCAAATTAGTATTATCGTAAATACCAGCTAACAAAACAGTATCCAAAGCCTCTGTCTCTCCAGATAATGCCATTTTTATCCTAGAGTTAGATCTCAAACCGACAGCAAAAACAGCCACCTGATAAGCAGGTAGCTGTCTGTAATTATATATGCCGTATGTTTCAGCTAAATCACAAGTCAATGCATCATCATCTTTTGCTATCATCTGAGCGAGGATTGCTAGTTTTTTAAATCTTTTTGACTTTCAAAAATTTCTTTGATTTCTACTCCGATAGCTTCAACATCTACGATACCATCTGCATCTCGTACATGTTCTTTTAGAGACTTAGCAGCATCACCAAGTAACAAATTAACGATTTTAACTACTGCTGTTGGATCAGTTTCCTCTTCTGCAATAGCTTCGACAAGTTCAAAGTTTTTTAGTCGTTTTTTAGGGATTTCGTATTCAAATCCTGATGTTGTTTTTCCTTTTAAGATTTCCATAATGCCTCCTTACATTTCAAGACTTCCTTCTTCTGCCTTTGACTTAACGATGTACTCATGATGAGTGTCCCCATTTTCGTCTGGGAAACATTTTAACTTAGTTTCATAGCCGACAACTTCCCCGTCAACATACTTAATTTCAGACACTTCATCTACTTTTGCGTTCGGTAAAACTATGCGCTTCAGAATTCCACCATTCATGATCATATCAATAACGATAGCGTGAGCTTCTAGCTCGCTTGAGTTAGATTTGATATGGATTCCTTTTTCTAAATCTCCAGTAACATTTGCAGAACCATAAACTTCTTTTAAAACTTCAACTTTTAGTGATTCGATTAACTTATAAGTAAACGTGTCTTCTTTTTCAGTCTGTACAGCCCCGACAATATCTCCACCCCACGCTTTAATATTTTCGGATGAACGTGTATCTTCATTGACCACACCATCCTCGGATACATAACCCAAATTCTTAAATTTAGTATTTAATTCTGATTTTGCATCCTTGGGCAATTCAGTACCAAGCGGTGCCGAATAAATCGCCCCACCGGCCTTAGGCTTTGCAGATGTTACATTTTTAGTATCATTCTTATTCATCAATATCTCCTTTAATAATGATTAATGTCAAATACAGCTTGATAGCGATAGCGCTTAGTTGCTGTATCTGTAAAATTGTAGTCAGCATTAAGATGTACACCAGAAACTTGTGGCAAGACATCAAGCTGCTCAATTACTTGCTTTACTTTGTCATTAAGTAAAGCCGCCTCATACAACGATTCGGCATAACTTTGAAAAGCAAACGTGGAACTTAGCAAATGATTTTGCTTAGCCCCGCTAGTCTTTTCTAAGATGATGAATCGTGCAGGTTCATCTTTTTGATGTTCAAAAAAAGACGGCACATCTAAGTGCTCGTCTAAATATTTTTTGATAATTACTTCAATCAATCATCGCACCGCCTTCAACAATGTGTTGTTTTTTGAATTATCTTTCTTGGCCTTTATGGTTTTAGCACTGACCATAGCATTAGCCCTATTTTTCCCGACATGGATATCTTGGGCGTAACCATCACCACAACGTTCTCTGATGACTGTGGCCTTAGTGGTTAATACCTGCTGCATTTCTGATGATTTCATCAATTCAGCAACACCAGCTTTATTGAGCTTGAATTTAAACTTACTCATATCTTTCCACCATAACTTTCTTATTCCATTCAAGCGGAATAAGCTCTTCAATACCTTCAAGAGCTAGGCCGACAGTGCGCCACTTTTCTCCAAAGAATCTAACTTCCTTATCTCCCCAATCGTGGTTGTCTCCTTTTGGAATAGCCAAGACATATTCAACCTTTTTTCCAGTTAAAGATAGCTGATTAGTGATATCTTCGGTAGTTGCTGGTGCAACAAGCACATTCTCAATTTTGATATCAAAATCAACTGTTACAGGATTTCCAAAAGGGTCTTTTCCGCTAATCGACTTATCAACTAAAGCAACTGTTATCCCTTTCAATTTCGCCATAAAGTTCAATTCCTCCATATCGTTGTTTTTTTAGTCCAAGACGCTTCAACTCACTGTCCTTAATAAAAAGACCGCCGCCTGGAACTAAATAAGTGCCTGACCATGTGTATCCTAAAGCTGATTGGCTCTCTTGGGTCATTGGTTCGCCTTGAGTAGATGTCATCAGCGTTCTCGCTACAATGTCAACCGTAACCGATTTAATAACATTAACAAAATAAGGCTTATCAACCATCGTTTTATCTAAGTCTTTGCCAACTTTGTCAGCTTCCATTCTTAATGTATCTGATACGACTTTCAAGAGTGCATTTGCACGTTTCAATTCGTCAACAGATAAGGGACGCCATAACAAAATGACGTCATCTGTTGTTGCAAAATTGCCCACTTTTACCTCCTAACCAGGCAAGAGTGCCTCTAATTCAGGTTTCTTAGCTTTAGAGCTATATTTTATCCCAGCAGCATCTAACTGACGTTTAATTTCTGCTACTGTTTTTGCTTTTTCGCCTGTCTGCTGTTCAACCAAAGTCCAATCTCCACCACAAACAGGGACGGAGCTATAAAAACTAGCTCCAGTCTTACTGTTAACGTATAACATTATACTTCTCCTTTAGTGACACGAGCAAAGCTCTTAGCGTCCAAAATACCCCAGCCGATATACGCCTCAGCACGTAAGTAAATTTGGTTATACCCTTTAAGGTCTTTCCCCGAATTATCAGGATCACCGTATTTAATGATTTCCATTGGAATTTGTTTTGCATAACCCCACTTAAACATGCTTTCAAAATCGCCAATAATTACTAAATCTTTGGATTCTGCTTCATCAGCTCCAGCACCAACAGTAGTATTGACGGACGATTTCAAGCCATTGATGCTATCTGGATTCGCTCCCCAAGCAAGTTCAGGGTACATTTTAGGCCCCATCTCCCCATTGGTAACTTTCGCCAGTGCTGTTGAAAACTCTGTATCCATCGCAAGCCCTGTCACTACACCTTCAGCCCCCTGAATTAGATTAACAGCTGCTTCGATATTTGCATCAGCGTCTTCGCTCTCTGTAAATTTAACCACTTGCGTCACTTTACTATCAAAGTGATTCGTGCCGATAACGTCAGACGCTTTTTTTGTACGTGGATTGATACCATGCATCGCCATTAGGTCAATACCACGAGCGAGTTTTTTCGCAAACCCTTCGTTAAAAGCTTTCAAAATATCAATCTTTTCCTCTTCTGTTGCATATAAAAATTCATCAGAAAGACGAGCACCATACTCAACCTTGATTGGTACGATAGTAACAGGCTCTAGCGATAAGCCACCGTGTGTTTTTTTACCGTTTTCAGCAACCACATCAATATCAGAATCTAATGTAAACGTAAATTCTTTAGATCCGTTAAACGGAATAGGTTTTTGGCTAGATAGTTTAGCTAGTGAGCTATGCCCCTTAACTTTATTGATAAGATCTGATACTAAATGTTTGTCAAATAAGCTCGCTTTTGATGTTTCTGTTCCCATATTTTTTCTCCTTTAATTAATCTTCTAATCTTCTGTACTTAATCCTTGCACTAACGCTCTGTAATTTGCGTCTGCATTACTATCGATATTTGGTTCGTTTGATTTTGCTGGCGGTTGTGGTTGGGATGGCTTAATAAAGGATGCTAAGCGTTCTGCATCTACTTTGAGTCCATCTTCATCATCTCCTTGCAAACGATCAGCTAAATCAATTGGTAAGCCATACTGTAACGCTACCTTTGTCCGTAAATTTGCCGTCTCATAATCGGCAATTTGATTCTTCAGGGTGCTAATCTCTTCCGTATAGCTATCAGTGTTTGATTTAGCATCATTCAAAGCAGTTTGTAAGCTGCTGTTTTCGGTTTCTAGTTCTTCAACACGAGTTTTCAGTTGGTCGTAATCTTGATATTTCTCACGTTCTCGAGCAATGCGAGCTTTCACAATCGTGTCCAACTCTTCTTGTGTTTCAATAACTTTAAATTCTGACATATTAACGTCCTTTCTCCTGCTTTCCCGGCAGTTCGGTAGATTTTTTAGCAGTAAAAAAACACCCTTTCGGATGTCGTTTTTTAACAGCTGGTTCTTTGCTTTCTTTTTGGCTTCGTTGTGTAACAAATCCAGTGCGCAAGCAATGCACTGTCCATTAAGCTAATGTCTCTATCATCATAAAGCGATTTATACCCAAAACCACCATTAGAGCCAATTTGCCTCTTTTCACAGTTTGTGACTACTGCTGTCAAAGATGGCTGATCACTATGACAAATGGTTTCCTGCATGATCCCCTGCTCCCACATCATGTTAGCTGTGATAATTTCAGCAACTTTAGGCAATTCTGGTTTCTTTAGACCTTGATCTTTCATCTCCTGAGCAAGTAATTCTTGACCACTTGCACCATCAATGACAACCTTAGCGATATCAGCCGATTTCAAAAAATTAATAATCCATTGAGTTCCATTTCTGACCGATAAACAGTCAATAGTCTCAACAAATACCTTATTTTCTGATGTTCTTGCTGCAATTGATAGTGATACGTTGTTGCCATCTTGACCAAACTTGATGCCGACAAAAAGCTTGCTTTTGAGTTCTGGCACTTGCTCAACTTTGAGTTTTGCCCATTCTTTTTCGGATATAACTGATTTTTGGTTAAAGGATGGCCAGTAACCCAAGCGTTGGATGTTGTGATCAATCTCATCTTCACCTAATTCAGCTTCGATTTTCCTCTCGTTGAGGTGGAATCCCATAGATGGGTTGGAAATATACCAGGAAGATACATCGTTAATCTTAACCATCTCAGGAACTGACCATTCAGCCCAACCAGAATAACGCTTATTGCCTTTTAAGCAATCTTTCCGATATGCTTCAAATACTGTACCAGTAGATACCATCGTTGGCGGCGTTCCACACATAATAGTCATTGGATTATCACTATCAGTAACTGTGTACTTCAATGCTGATTCTTGCTCAGATGTGTATTCTTGTGCCTCGTCAATGATAAGTAAGTCAAATCCCTCACCAAGTCCACCGTTTGATGTCCTAGTTCGGAACTGGATAACAGCGCCGCTGGCTTTGAACTCTATACGCTCTTGACCCTTGGCTTTATTTGATATAAAGTCTTCTCCATCAACATAACCTGACATCTCAAGGTATTTTTTCACCTTCTCAAATGATGCGTGAGATGTGCTGATGCGATGGGCAGTATGTAGGATTTTTAAACCTTTATGCAAAGCCCACAGCTCAACAATATAGACTACTTCCGTCTTACCATTACGCCGTGGAATAGCATATCCATACTTTTGATGCACCCATAAGCCATCTTCATCGACGGCCATAATTGGTATAAGCATATTTTCTTGCCATGGATAGCAGCTTAGCCCTGTTTTTTTGTAGTAATTAATAGCTTCATGCGCTAGAGATTTAGCAAAATGTAAATTTACCGATTGCGTAGGTCGCTGATTGCCAAGCTTTGTTTTCGTCTTAGTAACCATACTTATTCCTTTCAATCGTACTGCATGATAACCCTATCGCTGGGAGATAATTAGATCACCGCCTTAACTCCGTTTTTTAAACCACCACTTTTTATTTTTTATAACTGCAACTTCATCACCAATTGACTTGATGGCAGCTTGATTGTCTAGTGTCGCTGATTTAACTGCTGCAAACTCTCTATTTATTGCTTGGGCGTTTTGTTGTATAATCGATCTCAGCTCTGCAATTTGTCTGTTTTGATTCTTAATAGCTTCAGCTTGCATGGCATTCTCTGCGATCAGCATCACAATTGCTGTTTCTAGTTTACGTTTCTTTTTGAGTCGTTTATTCATTGTTTTCTCCTTTATTTAACTTTGTTGCACACGACATTTTAGGGACAAAATTTTCCGCAGCTTCTAAGGCTTTTTCGTAAGCTTCTTTTGTTTCATTGACTTTATTCATAATTTGTTGAAATTCGTCTTTGTTTTCCCAAGTCATTTCGACATTTAATGATATTTTATTCATATTTTTCTCCTTTTTGAGCATAAGAAAAGCACCAGATTGCTCTAGGTGCTTAATATATTGCGTTTTCTGGATCTGGATCAATCGCCACCCCGCTATTAATAGCTTTGTTTAATTCCAGTGTTGCATCTGGTAGAACCTTTTTCCACTCATCAAAGTAAACGTCCGGCTCCCAAAAAAATACTCTATCAAGCGAGTCTTCTCCAAACTTTTCAAGATATTGTTTTTCAGCGTCGTCATATTTTTGACGCAGTTGCCGATGTAATTTTGGTTCCATATTTATCACACTTTCACAAATAATCCAATAATAAAATTCAAAAATTCGGGGTCGTCATTGATTGTCTTGTAGTCATATTTCCATGTTTTTTTGTCAAAGGACTTAGCAAATCGTTCTTCAGGAACAAAAATACCTTGTAATCCCATAGTGAAAACTTCAGCTGCATCGCTGTAGTATTTACCAATATATGGTGATATAAAGTCATCTTTCTTAGTAACTTCCCCAATACCATAATTTGAACTTGGAAAAATATCTTTCAAGCGAACCTCAGCTTCATTAGCAGTTCTTTTATCTACCCAGGCTTTCTCTAATCTTACTAAATCAGGATTAACCAGTTCAATCATATGTCCTATCTCATGGTAAGGTGTTGTTTTTCTTGTTCCATTTGTAGCAATAACTAAATCTTCATCATATCCATCGAAGTAACCGCGCTTCCTTTTTATAGCTTTTAGTTTTTTACCAATACCGTCCGGAACAGCTGCCCACTCAGTTGGATAATTTTGAAAAGCCTCTTGTAGCTGGTCTTTAACAAGTTTAGATGAACCTTTTGCCCAAGTATTTTTAGGTATTTCTCCACCGATTTCACGAAAATTTGAGAAAATTTCTTTTAACTTCTCTTTATCTCCTATATGTTCTGAAACTCTAAAGTGATAATTGATACGTTTCCCTATATCAATTATATCACTCGGACCAACCTTTGTCATATCTAACTTAGCGATATCATTTTTGATAGATTCTACTAGAGCACTTTCCTTAAATTTTTCAACCCTTTCTATAGATTCTTGAGTTTTTTCTTTCTTTCGCCAGATTTTACTCCAAGCACTCTGAACTTTTCCATTCTTCGGGTCATAGTCAAGCGTACATCGACACCGCTGATGTCTTCTCCATACGTCCTTAGGGACTTTTGGATAACTATAAGTGCCAACAACCTCACGACACCATTCACAACAGTTGCCACTTTCTGTTCTGACAACCTGTGGCGTCATACCTGTTTTATATTGTAAATCCGCATTTGCCTTGATGGTATCATCCACAATGGACTGCGAAAAATTAACAATCGGTTCACCAAACAGCCATTTTACATCATCAAATGTATTCTCGCTATCCAAACGATTTACCATCCCGTTAATCTTGTCTCGATTTAGCGGTGGACGTTGCACCTTTAGACCAATCTGAGCATTCTCATTTAAAATCCGCTGAACATCACCAGCATAACCTGAAATCAATTTGTAATTCCGTCCCATAGTCTCATCTAAGAGACGCTTAGCGATATTGTAATACATTTTACCGTCTGGTAATTTATCCGAGGTAATAGAGCCTGTCAGAGCCAAAGATAAAAGTTTTCCAACTTCAATACCAAACTCGTTGACTGTTTTATATGTTGCTTTTTTAGACTTCAAATCTGCAAAAGCCTTAGCAACGACCTCGCTTTTACCAAAATACTTTTCAAAATCCTGTTGAACTGATTTTAAAATCTTAGGTAAGACATCATCAGCCATCAGTTGTCACCTCCGTCGCTTTTGGAGTTGGATTGTCAGAACCTTTTACCCCAGTTAAGTCACGGATAACATCTGCATCCATGAAACCAGGAATAGCTTGATTAAGCTTAATAGCGCCATCACCGACTAAAGTAAGCATATTTGCATCAGCTTCAAAAAGAGGTTCCCATTTAATTTCAGTATCCATGAACTGATTGCGTAAATAAGGAAACTCATCCCTTAAACAAACAGCAATATACGCCACATTTAGAAATCCAGAAGCAAAAGAGCGTTGAGCTTTACGTCCTGCTGCTCTTAAATTTTCATGCGCTGCTTTAATAGCTTCTACTGATGATGGATTGTCAGATGGAAAACCAAGATCATCAAGAGTGAGTCCAGAACCACCAGCGAATAGGGAAGCATACATTTTTAAATGCTCCATGAAAGGAGACATACTGGCTGTAGTAAACTGACCAACAGTTGGCTTATCTCCGTCTTCATCTTTTGAGATTTCCAACAATGTGGATACCGTGGCACGCCACTTTTCCATCGGTTCAGCGTCTGGATCCATTCCCAAAACATATTTTTGTGGGAATGAGTAAAACTCAGCCGTAACCTCTGCTCTCTCAAGCGTTCTCTTCGCTGCCTTTTGATGATACATTCCAGCCTTGGTAATGCGACTGCGACCAAATGGTCTAACTGCGTCTGGTCTGTGAATGATAGGTACAAGCAAGGGGTGACCTGTTGGAGTTTTAATATTATATGGTTTCCCTTTTTTTGGATAATACCAGATGTCTTTGTCTGTGAAATAGGCCTCTAACGTAGGATTACCGTTTGAGTCAGACTCTAAAATTGCATAACCCTCTGTTAATAAAAATGTAGTTGGGTCAAGTATCCCCGTCGCTTTACTAGCTTCGATAACTTGCATTTTAGGTAAGCCGTCTTCCGCTCCTGGCATGATGTACACAAAGCAACAAGATGCAATTAATGCTGACTGTATGGCTGTATCAAAAAAGATATCAGGGTTATTCGCTTTAAAAATTTCCCAAGCATTAAAATCATCGTTGGCAAACTCCCTGAAAATAATACGGTCCGCAAGGCTATCAACCCCTTTAGCGGTCCATTCTAACACAGACCTGTACATTTCACGCACATTATTTGGCATGACAATACTTCGTGTGTCGTCTCTGTCATCCATGGCATAATAACGATATCTTTTATCAACTCCAGTTTTAAAAAGAGCTAACTTCCTACGAAGATAGCCCATACCCATATAATTCATTTCTGCTCCTTTATTTTTTGCATGACTAAATCTACAAAGTTTTCTTCATGTACATCTATTCCTTCAATAAGTGTTATTCCAGTAAAACCAAATTCAGATTCATTTGCCAAAATTTCCTTTTTTAGTTTTTTATAGTGCTGCGCTAAATTACGTATTTTTTTAGGCTTTTCTGTCACATCTGTGTTAGGATTTAGGACTTTCTTTTTTTCTTTCCTCTGTTCAGCCCGTTTTTGTTTCATCAATTTACGTTGTTTCTCACGATTGCCTTTCTTACGGCATTCTTCAGAGCAATATAAAGTTCTATTGGTTTTTGCTTGGAAGTTTTTTTTGCAAATTAAGCATTTCTTTTTCAAAAAAATTCAACCTCCAAAATTTTCTAAATCCTAACGTGAGAAAAAATGTACAGTGACGGCGTGAAGCTCGGCCGACCGACCGGGTAGGGAGATACCCCCCATTTCGCTTCTAAGAGCTTTTAGCATAAATCAATATATTTGCCTAAAATCACTTTTTAAATGCAAAAGATGACCAGTCTCGACTTTGAGGAAGGTTTCTGTTGCCAATTGTCTTTGGCTCGTTGCTTGCTTGGTTAGCAAACAACTTATCAGACTTCTGCCTATTGCACTGCCAGTGAGTTAACTGTAAGTTCTCAAGCGCTGATGGATGACCACCTTTTGCGATAGGAACTATATGATCTATTGCTGCGCTTAATGGATGTGGATACTTAAGAGACTTGTCCACTGGCTTGCCACAGATACCACAGACAGTGGCTACCTTTAGTAACTTCTTTTTATTTCTGTCAAATGCTACCCGGTGGGTACCTTTCTTATCCGCTCTTAATTGAGCCATAGGGGGCCTTTCTAAATTTAAAAGAGGGGGTATTTTTGTACCTGTCCCTCATTTCTTGATAATACTATATTATCACTTTAAAACTGTCATGCACTGTTATTCACTGTCAATCACTGTCATTTACTGTCAGATTGTTTAACTCCTTTGTGGCAACTCTTAACAGTCTGAAATAGGTGCTTTCGCTGCAATTTAACTCATCAATCACTTGCCATCTAGTCATCTTATCAATATAGACCATGCTTAAAATTGTTTGACTGTCTGTATTTTCTAAGCTATCAATTAGGTTTTGAAGCTCTCTCTGCTTTCTTATGGCTTCAGCAGTCTTCTTTTCAATATCTTTGGCAGTTGCAATCAACTCTACGTAAACATCATCTTGCTTACGTTTTATACCACCATTCACCTTATCAGACGACCATTTAGGGCTAGAAAGCAACGAAGCCTCAATCTTATCTCGACGTCTGATTAAACTAGCGATATATAAATCTAAATTGCGTAAGTCTTTTAAAATTGCCTTAGCTTTGCTCACTAACTAGCTCCTTTTTGATATAATAGATTTGTCAAATTATTAACTAAGGAGTCAGCTGTGAGCTGGCTTTTTTGTGGAGAAAAGCCCTCTCTTCCTTTTTTTATTTTGACACAGGCGCAGGATGTCAGTATTAGCGCCTTAAATAATAGCCAGTGACCGATAACCAGCGTTAGATTTTGTTTTGGTGTAAGGAGGTTCTCGTTTCTATTTTTTAATTTCGGTCAATACCAACCGCACGAGTCGAACGTGCGTGATACCGTTATTGGTTATATCCATTCAATTAGTGGATTTTCAATGTGTTCTATCCCATCACCAATCCACTCTTTGACATTAAATTCTCGCTCAATATCTTGAGTCCTTGGCATAACGTTAATATCACTAAAACTCAGCATGTCGTCTTTTGTATTTTGCAAAAAATAAATGTTTTTAACTTGTCTTGTTAAAGAGTCGCCATGCACCACCACACCATTTATCCCTCTTATAGACATATTAAAGAGTAAAAACGGTACTGCTTTGTCCGATAACTCTTCTACGTGATACCAGTATTTACTCGGACGATAAGTAAATGGACTGTCATTTAATCGTTGTTCTTGCCATGCTTGGATAAGTATCCCACCCGTCCCGACTGCTACCTCGTAGTATTGATTACCACTTATTATTTTAGATAATAGTGTACTAACCGATTTAGGCGTAAAGTCTTGCTTTTTATTTTTGCGGTCAGCTTGTTCTTCCTCAAAATATTGCATAAACCAGTCGTAAGATACATCTGTTTCATATTTCAAAAACTGTCTAAATATATCCTCACGACTATCTTTATCAAAGAGTATGTCCGTAAGTCGTTTGGGTGCTTTATAAACTTCGTCGATGCCTAGTATGCGATGTATCTCATCGATCTTAATCATGTTACCCTCCGTTATTCGTTAAATCAGCAATCCGCTTTGTCTGTCTCTGATTTTGCTCACTCGCACGTTTAAGCTGCTTTTGTGTCCTGCTTAGCTGTGTACGTAGTCCGTATATTTGCTTTTCATAGTGACTTTTAAGTGATACGCAAAGCCCTGATACGACAATCAGCATAACTGTTAGTGCAGCGATAATGATGCTTTTCTTTTTGATTGCTTTGTCTTTTTTTACTAACTCATAAAGCAAGCAAGCAATCATCTGTTCTTCAGTCATCCGTTTACCCCTTCATGTAATACTCGTTTACGCGCTTGCCGCTAGCTAACTCTAGCTGTCTAATAAACCGCATCGCTTCGTTTTTGGTTGCGAACTCGTGCTCCTTAAACAGTTTTTTGTCATAGATCGCGTAAGTCGCTGTAATACCTTTGTTGTAAACTCTCACAACGTGTTTTTTAGTAGTAGTCATGTGTCTCCAATCCATCAAGATAGCCTTGATTGACATAGTATGAGCCAATCAAAATAGCATCCGCTTCATCATCTTTTACTGTTTTTCCGCAATATTCGAGAGCTTTTTCTTTCGATTGTGCTTTCATCGCTTTTTTAGAGCGGTCTTTGTAGCTAAACTTCCAGTGCTTACGCCATGTTGATACATTTATAAAGGCGACATTATCAGCTATTAATCGTCCTAAGATGATACCAGTTACAATACCGATTTTAAGCATGGATTGCTGGTTAGGTCCCATAACCGAGTTTTTTTCAACTGCGATTGTGCTAAAGCGGCAATCGTATTTTTTTAATGCTCGTGACTGGATCAACCTTAATTGACTAGCCATGTAGCGCCCACGTTCAAAGTAAGAGTCGCTATTATGTTTTAAGACACCACTCTGGTACAGGTCTGAGCCTTTAAATAAGGCCCACCCTGTTCCAGATGTTGAGATGTCTAACGATAAAACTAGATTGCTCATTCAAGCACCCCGCGAATGCCAAGGGTTTCAAAGATATTTCTCTTGTTATCTTCGATAAATGAGAATACTTTTATGATTTCGTCTGTGTCTTTCTTATGCTCTTTAGCAAAATATGATGATGTTAGATTGATTTTAGTTTTGGGTTTAGCTTCGAGCACAAGGTCATAAGCTGTTTCGAATAGTTCTCCATCTTCATCTAGTGACGGCTCGTCGTCAATCTTTTTAAAATCACTAATAAAATCCCATTGCATAGTCAAACTGCCAGAGATGGCAAAGATTCGGTTTACTCTATCTAAAATTAGTGCTGTTCCTGTTCCTGTAATTTTGATTTGTTCCATATTTTTCACCTTTTAAAATCCACACTCGCCCTAAAATTGTGTGTGAGCATTGGCAAGGACGAGTGTAGCAATTTTTTATATCATCAATCCTGTTAACTTGACGATATTCCAACTTTCCTTTTTCACTCGGAAAATATTGATACTGCAAAGGCCGAGCTTCACTTTGCAATAGGTTGTTAAAAAATCATTACCCTTTGTGTTAATTGATTAGCTCTACAATACTCGCAATGACCGCAAGGCTTAGGTTTTTTTATGCCTTTTTTAACGTCATCTAGTCGCTTGATGTTTTGAGCTAAATCGTCTAACTCATTTTGCATAGCATCTACATTTTGGATTCTGATGGCTCTTGTATCTGGTGGTGTCTCTTTAGTAACTGCGTAGATAATCGGCTCAAACAGTTTGTTATACTTAGCTTCTAGCATGTTTTTGTAGGCAGCCATCTGCAAGATATATCCATAAGCTTCAAACCATCTGACACGCTCTTCTCCATTCCAGATTGTGTCGTCAATCTGCCCTTTTGTTGTTTTGATGTCTACAAAATAGCCACGTTCAACATTCAGGCAGTCGATTTTACCCTTGAATTCAATCTCGCCAAGAAATCCTGTGATTGCTGCTTCCTTTTCTCCTTGGTAGATAGCCATAAAGTTACTATCACTTTTAAGAGCGTCAATCATCTGTTCAGCAACTAAGTAATCCTTTTTTAATTGGCCTTTTGTTGCTCCTCGGGTCGAAATCATTTCAGAGCCGTTTTGGGCTTTGAATTCTTCATGAGCTTTTTTACTCTCAAAGTAAGAGTGGACATAGTTCCCGACGAGCAACGCAGTGTTATCTCTGGTATCTGTCCAATTCCCTTGTAATTCAGCAAGCGCCCGCGCTTCGCACTCTTTAAAACGCTTGTACTGACTAATGGACCAGTACCTGATAGCTGATTCACGGCTGTAATAGTCCTTTCCGAGCAAGTCTAAACTAGTCATCTAGCAACCTCTTAATTACTTCATCAATAGGTGTATCGCAAAAGACAAACTCTTCCCTTTCCCTATCTCCAACGAATTGAATAACCACTACTTTTTCATCTAAATCGTCAAAATTTAAAGCAGATCTTTCCCAAACGCCAACAACATATTCTGGATTAATATAATATCCTTCAATTTTTACAAGTTTAATCATATTAAGTCTCCGAGGTTATCAAATAAGTTGCCTTCGCTAGCTTTAATTTCGCCTGTTTCTTGATCAAAATCGGGAATTTCATCTGCCGGATAAGAGGTATCTTCTAAAACAGTCTTATTTTCGTCTGCGAGCGTTTTTTCTGGATCTGAATGTAAATCTTCAGTTACGTCTTTTAAATTGCTAGGAGCATCCTTATTTTCATTCTGGTGACCAATTAGATCATCTAGACTGTTTGTTTCTTGTGGGGTGATGTCTTTTGGAGTAGAAATCGTTGAATCTTGATTGTCTTCATCGATAGCTTTCTGCATCTCAACTGATAACGGACCATATTTACTCAAAATATCTTTTAAAATAGTTTTTTGAGCCATTGCATCAAAGTCTGTTTTCCAAGGACCGCTAGCAAACGATTTTGAAAATTTCTTTCCATGTGCAGTTACTTTTTCTACTGTCCAAAAAGAAACTTTCTCGAATCCATTGAAAAGTTTAAAAGCGGCAAAATACCCTACAATTTCATCTTGTGGCTTGCTAAAGTCAAGGATTAATTCCTCGAACAAAGGGTTGTAAGAAATTAATTGTGATTTATAGACGATACCTGCATTAATATTTTTGTATTGTCCGCTGCGCTGCGCTAACTCAATCAACCCTTTATAGCCTAATTGGAATTGTGCTTGACCTTTGTACGGAACTAAATAGGCCCTTCCTAAGCTTGGCTCAATAGGCAGATTTAACACGGCTGCTTTCATAGCTGCTGCATAAATAGATTTATTAGATGCCGATTTCAAACTTTGACTACCTTGTAGTACTGACAAGATGCTTACTGCGAACTGTGTCCCGGCGCCTTTCCAAACGTCATCAAAAGCTTTTTGAACTGTTGGTGCGTTAAAAAATTGTTTGTGTGTGTATGTTGATAATTGATTTGCCATCTCTATTCACCTCCAAAAACCTGCTCAAACATTCCATTTACCATACTTTTAACTTTTTGCTCTTTTGTTAACTCTGGCACTGATTCGCCATCAATAAATTTTAGGTCATAAGATGCTTCAATAACTACAACATCATATCCAAACGTTTCGGCTAAATTATCGATTTTATCTTTTTGTATGTTGTAAGCTTCTTCTGGTAAAAATGATGCCAGTTGAATGCTATCTGTAAGTTCCACATTATAAGCAAGTACATCTTTTTTGTTTTTGAAACTCTTTAAAAAACTTCCGTCTTCAGTGTTTCTTAGCACTACAATTTTTTCTTTGATGTTCATTTCATTTCCTCTTTTTGTGTTTTAGTTGCTCTCCCAGTCTTCACTAAATTTAAAATCATTGGATTTGCTCACATAATCCCTCGACTGCAGCATGTATATCTGTCTGACCTGCGCCAAGATATGTTATTCCCGCTGCTAAAAAGACTTCTCGTGAAGTTAGAACTCCACCGAGATCATCAATTGCCTGATCAAGGTATATGCTAAACGTTTCAAGTTCTTGTTTAGCTCTGATTTTTGCTTTTTCTGCTTGTTCTGGTGTCATATTTCCTCCTAAATCGCATATTTCTTACGCAATTGCCGCAATAGTGTCACGTACCGTGCTTTATCAACTAGTCCAAAATCAAGCAATCTCTCACGCTCTTGATGACTTGCTCGGTACCAGATAAGCGTTTCTCTATGTTGTTTTGTCATAACGCATTCTCCTGTTTATATCGCTCTATTCTCAACCGGTCTGCTTCTGCTGTTGTCATACCAGTTCCAAAAGCGTATAGGTTTATCCAATTAAAAATTGGCTTAACTCCATTTTTTTCGATTCCTTCGGCGCAGTAACTAGCAAACTTAGCAAAAGTCTCTTTACTCGCCGTTTTACCAAAATCTTTTTTGATTTGTTTGTTAAAAAAATTAAAAATCTCCTGATCCATCTTCTATACCGTCCATGCTTCCTAGAGCAAATTCTTTTAAATCTGGTTCTTTGTAGTCTGGATTCGACCAGCTTGGGACGTTTGAGGTAGTTACACTTCGTTGTTTTTTACTATCGTCAAACCGTTGCAACCTGTCTCTGACCTTTTCTACTGTCGTATCTCCAGATTTATACCAATCAACTAAGATTTTATTGATATACTTCCAACTGATTTTGTTGTTTTCTACCGCTTCTCTTAAGGCAAGGTTGACAACTTCAATTGGCATGTTATCTTCGTGAATCCACTTTTGAATATCTTCGATTTCAAATGGCGATATCATCCGTCCAAAAGTTAATTGGAAATTTTCAAAAAGCTTTTTTTCGTCCATAGCTCCTCCTGATGTTGATGATGATGCTTATTATCTGTTAGTATTTATTGTTATTTAGTATTTATTTATAAGTTAGTATTTATTAGTTGGCTAATTTGTTGATTAGCAAATTGCACATTAGCAAATTGCACATTAGCAAATTGCACATTAGCAAATTAGGTATTAGCAATTTTTTCTAGTTCTAAGTCCTGTTCTGCCTTCAAAGTATTGAACGCCTCGTCGCTTATTTTTCTGTCAGAACAGAATCTATAGGCTTCGGTACCATATCGCCCGCCAAATGATTTTCTATAAGTTCTGATATACTTGGCATTCTCTAACGCTTTCAACTGGCTTCTGATTGCAGATTCGCTATCCTTACAACGTCTAGCGAGTTCTTCAGGATAGACTCTCCATTCGTCTGCATTACTCAAAATGGTTAGCAGCAGTCCTTTTTCCTTATTGAAAAGTTCTTTGTCCTGAATAAATTCATTGCTAACGGATGTATAGCTACTTGTCGTATTTTTGAAAAATGTACTGCATTAGCTGACCACCTCTCCTCTAGAGCGCTTCTCGCCCCATCCTTTGCTGTTTTCCATAGCCACTTCCCTAAAAATTCTGCGTTTATTCTCTGGCGAATTGTGTTCTTTGATGACTTCGTGTTGCACCTTAGCAATGACCGCTAAGACGACGGTTGTTACTAATAAAAATAGTTCTAATTTGTTCATGTTATGCCCCTACTTCTAATAAAATTTGATAGTAACCTGTAAAAGAAATTGGCACCGTTATATTTTCTGGCTCACATTGTGAACCGCCTTTCCTGAAGCATCGAACTTTTGGAGTCCATTGCTCTTTTTTGTTTTTCATGGTAAAATTCCTTTGTAATATTTTTGTTCAGAGTCCGATTGCCGTCGGACTTTTTTGTTATAATCATCTCGAAGGGAGGTGATTATATGGCTAAAGATTTGTTGGAAGTAACATCAGAAATTATCATCGGAAATCACGAAAGTTTTTATCGTGAATTTAGAGCTGCAAAAAACGAAGGTAAAATTAAGGATGCTACTTTTGCGGAATACTTAGGTCTTGAGTATAAGAAACTTTATCAATACGTTTCTAACGTCAATTCTATTGACTAGTAAAACTCAGACTTAATGTTTACATTGAATTGAAGTCTATCCTTTGGATGGGCTTCTTTTAGTTTCTTTACTTCTGTGATTGCCTCTTCAGATGTTGTGCAATATAGGGTAAATGTTATTTTGTTCATGCCATCTCCTTTTTAAACTGGTAGATATTCCTGATTAAGGAATTTATTAATAAAGTATTGTTGACCTTTTCCGGTTACAAGGGGTGTCTTGCTTACTGTAATATGGCCATCAGAATGGGTGATGCTAGTTTCCTTGACCCTTATAAGTCCAAGCTCTACGCTTTTCTGAGTAGGCATATTCCAATCTCGGCCATTACGCTTGATAAGATAGCCGTGTTTACGAAGCCAAGTGAAGAGACGAGTCGCTCCAATATTTACCCCATTCTGCTTGAGTAACTTTGCAAGTTCTCCGACCAATATAGAGGTATGGCTAGCACTTACGGCATCAGCAAATAGCACCTTTGGACGGTCTGCCTCGATTTGTGCTTCCAGCTTGTGCAATTTCTTATCAGCCATCAGCAACGCCCTTGCCATGATTTTCTCAGGACTGTTGAAATCTTTTTCAACCTGGATAAAGTATTTGCGGACTTGTTTAGACTTTTCGTTCCGTTGAAGCATCGCAATTTCTTTAGCCATGTCTAGTTTTAGAACGTGGTCTGTATATTCTGTTTGATTGCCCTGAGCTGTTAGTCTTTTTTGACTAATAGCTACATAGTCTTCATTTTCTTCAAACCCATAATCAGACATTCGTTCTAACCATTTTGTGTACTGAGTTTTAATTTCTAATGCTTGATGCAAATCTCGACCAGAAACAATAGGTTCTTGGTTTTCGTTTAGTGTTACTGTGATAAGATTATTCATATTATTCCTTCTATCTGATTTTTAAATCCGAAATAACTTTTAAGACAAAGCGATTTGATGCTGGGTCTTTTTTTCGTCCAGCAAGAATATTCGCCACATCTTGCGGTTCTTTGTCATAAGTAACTGCTAGATCAACTTGTTTAAGATTGTTATCAAGCAAATACTTCTTTATTTTTTCGATGGCGATTGCGTTATCTGGCATTTATATACCTCCTTTTCAAAAATAAGTAGAAAATATTAATAAAATATACGGAAATCGTTATTCTGCTCAATGATTTTTGTAACCATCTTGATTTTTTTGACTTACAACCTTATAATGAAAGTACCTTTATTACAGAAAGGAGCTGATGTTATTGTTAGCAGAATTTTTGAAAGGTACTGTGCTCTCATAGGTAAATAGACACATTGCTCTACTCGGAGCCGAAGCGGACTAGACGCGCAAAACTAGGAATGAATCTAAGTCGAAAATGTCTATCACTTTAAATTAGAGATAGATGGAGTGGTGGCATGACACGTAAAAATATTGCCGTTATTCGACTTAGGGGTATAGAGTCGTTGTTGCTACCTATAAACCATGCAGTGCTGGTTCCCAATCCAGCGAAGATTTGTTTTGTCTGTCCGATGGGCAGAGAGCTAATCAAAATTGGTGGGTGCTAGAGTATCGGACACTCTAGCATTTTCATTTCGAGCAGAATAATTTCCGTAGCACCATCTAGATAGCAGCTAGGTGGTGTTTTATACTTTTAAACAAAAAAGTACGCTATCCAATCGATAACGTACATGATATAATATTGACTGGCACTACTATACCTGCCTTAGCTAAGGAGGTGACGTCTATGTGCGAAACTATCTTCACAACTATCATCGCACCGCTATTGGTTGGAATAATCCTGTTATTAATCCAGAAATGGCTTGATGACAGTGCTGATTAGTGCTTCTATTGCAAAATAGAAAAAACCCCTTGCATTTGTAGGATTTTGCAAGGGGTTTTTATGTTCGCCTATGCGCGACGAAACTATCTTCACTTCCCCTATATCATATCACATACGATATTCAATTGTCAAAGAACTTGTAAGTAATAAAGTTAGTAAAAATTTAAATTTTTCATTGACATTTTTTAGAGTATACTTTAAAATAGAGGCATAAGAAAAACATAGTTATAACGTTTATAACTCTTTTATATTACGCAGTTCCCCAACTACTTTAAAAAGATTTGTAAAATGTTTAACTTCGTTTTTTACTAACTAACTATCTTACAAAAACTATTTTAGAGTATTCTCCGTAAAAAGTCAACGGTTTTTATTTAAATTCTTTAAAATATTTTTTGTCATCCTCCAGAAAGGTTGATAAATCAGTGTTTATAACATTTGAAAGGATAAAAGAACTTGCTAAAAAACAAGGTCTTTCAATAAATTCTCTAGAAGAAAAGATGGGGTATAGTCGAAATACCATCTATGCTTTAAAACGAAACAAGCCAGGTTCTGAAAAATTACAAGAGATTGCAGACTATTTCCACGTCTCAACAGATTACTTGCTTGGTCGCACTGATAACCCTGCAATTGCAAAAGATAACCAAGAATACACTTCTGAAGATCTACGAAAAATGGCCGAAAACGCCAAAACGTTCGATGGTAAGCCGCTTACTGAATCAGATATTGAAGCAATACAAAATATTATTGAAATTTACTTGAAGGGAAGATAGTCTATGACTATTGAGGAGATTTTAGACTTCCATAATGTAGAATTAGCTTATTTCGATAATGAACTATGGCCACGTCCAGGAATCTATATTGATGAAATAAAAGTTGTCTTCGTTAATAGAGCATTATCCGATGAGTCAAAAAAGAAAGTTATTTTTCATGAACTAGGACATATTGAACATGATTCTGGCCAATATCAAAGGCGTCATGAAGAATTTGAATTGCAGGCAAATAGACATATGATCAGGTGTTTGCTTGAAGATGAATTTGACAAAGTAGAAGACAAACATGAGTTTAACTACTTGTCTTTTATGCAAAGACATAATTTAAAGACCACGACCGATGAAGTCATGGTTATTGATGAGTATTATACTTTAATAGGTTAAAGGAGATTATCATGGGATTTTTGGACAATGTAAAAGAAGCTAGTACTGTTTCAACTGCTTCTGGCGAAAATTATGAATATGTTGTGCTACAAGTTACACTAAAAGAAAAGCTTATAGGAACAGGCTCAGGAAATTTAACTGAACTTGAAAATGTTATTAATAAGCAAGCAAAAAAAGGATATCGCCTACACACTATTACCACATCAAATGGTGGCAGTAAAGGATTTGGTGGCGGAGATAGAATACAAGCTACAATGGTATTTGAGAAAATCAAGTAAAATAAAAAAAGCCCCACGCTCTCAAAGTTTGGCGACTCTGAGCGTGAGGCGAATCTAGTATAGTAAAAACCTGCTTTAAGTAGGTCTCTTTACTGTACTCATTTTAACAAAAAATGAGGTAAAAAACAATGAGAAAAGTAGCTATTTACTCTAGAGTATCAACAATAAATCAAGCCGAAGAAGGATATTCCATTCAAGGACAGATTGAAGCTTTAACAAAGTATTGTGAGGCAATGGAATGGAAAATTTACAAAAACTACTCTGATGCAGGTTTTTCAGGCGGTAAACTTGAACGACCGGCAATAACAGAATTGATTGAAGACGGTAAAAACAATAAATTTGATACTATTTTAGTCTATAAACTAGACAGGCTATCAAGAAATGTAAAAGACACACTTTACTTAGTCAAAGATGTATTTACTGCTAACAATATCCATTTTGTCAGCTTAAAAGAAAATATCGACACTTCTTCAGCAATGGGAAATCTCTTTCTCACTCTCTTGTCAGCTATTGCAGAGTTTGAAAGAGAACAGATTAAAGAGCGAATGCAGTTTGGTGTTATGAATAGAGCAAAATCTGGAAAAACAACGGCTTGGAAAACACCACCTTATGGATATAGATACAACAAAGACGAAAAAACATTGTCGGTCAACGAGTTAGAGGCTGCTAATGTCAGGCAGATGTTTGACATGGTAATCTCTGGCTGCTCAATCATGTCAATTACAAATTACGCGAGAGACAATTTCGTCGGGAATACGTGGACACATGTAAAAGTAAAAAGAATATTAGAAAACGAAACATATAAAGGATTAGTGAAGTATAAGGAACAAACTTTCTCAGGTGATCATCAAGCCATTATCGACGAAAAAACATATAATAAAGCGCAAATAGCTTTAGCACATAGGACAGATACGAAAACAAATACTAGACCTTTTCAAGGGAAATATATGCTTTCTCACATAGCAAAATGCGGTTATTGTGGTGCCCCTTTAAAAGTATGCACAGGAAGAGCTAAGAACGATGGTACGAGAAGGCAAACTTACGTTTGTGTTAATAAAACAGAAAGTTTGGCTAGACGAAGTGTTAATAATTATAATAACCAAAAGATTTGTAACACTGGTCGATATGAAAAAAAACACATCGAAAAATATGTTATTGATGTTCTTTATAAACTTCAACACGATAAAGAATATCTTAAAAAAATAAAAAAAGATGACAATATAATTGATATTACACCTTTAAAAAAAGAAATAGAGATAATCGATAAAAAAATCAATCGTCTAAACGATTTATATATTAATGATTTGATTGACCTACCAAAACTAAAAAAAGACATCGAAGAACTCAATCATTTAAAAGATGATTATAACAAAGCAATTAAATTGAATTATTTAGACAAGAAAAACGAAGACTCTCTTGGAATGCTGATGGATAACCTTGACATTAGAAAATCTTCGTATGATGTTCAATCTAGGATAGTTAAGCAATTGATAGATAGAGTCGAGGTTACTATGGATAACATCGATATTATTTTTAAGTTTTAA